ATGGCTGACAGTTGTGTTAAATTCTGTTATGCCAAGAAAGGAGCCTACATCTGGAGTAACGTAAAACCTGCGTTTGAAAAGCGTTATCAACTCAGCAAGACTGACATGTTTGTTGATGCTATGAACGCTGAAATACGTAAGAAGAAACCTGATTACGTCAGAGTCCATGATAGCGGCGATTATTATTCTCGCGCATATCTAAAAAAGTGGATCGACATTGCTAATAGCAATCCTAACGTACGGTTTTACAGTTACACCAATATGATTGATATGATGTTAAAAACCTCATTACCAAGTAATTACGATATAATATTCAGTGACTCTGGAAAACAAAAACATTTAATAGATGAGACAAAACATAGACATACAAAAATTTTCTCAAGCCATGCTGATCTTAATAGGGCTTCGTATACTGATGCCAGCTCTATTGATTTAATGGCTACTAAGTGGTTCAATAAAACAAATAAAGTAGGATTAGTATTTCATTAATGATAGCAATAATAATATGGATAATAGCGTATCTTTTATGTTTAACAATACTATTATACATAGAAGATATTACAGACTGAACACGATCAAACAAAGATAATATAATAAACAAAAACAAAAAACTTATGAACAATTTTGAAAAATTTAGATCTGACAATTCGTCAACAATTTCAACAGGTAGATATTATACCGAAAACAAAACGCTTGTATTAATATACGAAAACGGTGGTGTATACGAGTACGAAGACGTACCATTATTTTATTGGCGTGGATTAATGAACGCTGAATCTAAAGGTAAATTTATTAACACTAACATTAAAAGATTATTTAAATTCACTAAAAGATAATAAATGACAGAAAAAGATATTACTAAAATAGCCGAGCTAACTGCTAAAATTATTATAGATCATTTAGAAGCAAAGCAAGACGAATGGAATCAAGACTTCCAAGTATCAATGGAGAATATTAAACAAGACGGCTTTGGTAATATGCGTATGATGTCTGAGCAAGAAATAATACACATGCAGATAGACGAACTACAGCAAGAGTTAGACAAAGCAGTTGAGGATGAAAACTTCACATTAGCTAGTAAAATAAATAATAAAATTATTAACCTAAATAAAAAATTAAAGTAATGAATATATTTTATCTATCTCACGATCCTGTGCAAGCAGCTAAGTATCAATACAATAAGCACGTTGTAAAAATGATACTTGAAACCGCACAACTATTATGTACAGCTCATCACGAGTTAGGTACTAATATTGATATACCATATAAAGCTACGCATAAAAACCATCCGTCAGCTATATGGGTTAGATCCTCTGCCGAAGCATATATGTGGGCATACGAACATATGTTAGCTCTTGGTAAAGAATATACAAAACGTTACGGTAAAGAACATCTTACAATCGCTAAATGCCGCGATGTGCTATACACTTTGCCTAACGGTATATCTGATAAAGCTTTCGAGCAGCCACCGCAATGTATGCCTGACGAATATAAAGTCAACGGTAATAGCGTACTTGGCTACTGGAATTATTACGAAAACGAAAAACACACAGTAAAAAACAAAAATGAGCAGAAAATTATACGTCCACACAACATCAACGAATTATGCGAACATTAATACAAAAATTCAAAAAGAACAGAAGAAAAGCAAAACACGTGAAGTTTCTTCACTTAAAGATAGCAGAGCTACACGGTGAAATAATTGCTGAATCTTTTAAAGGTGAATTTCAATTTAATAAAGGTATAACTGTTATATACAGTAATGTAGAAAATAAAGCAAAGCTTTTAAAAAAGTATAACAGAAGATTAAAATTAATAGTGTACTAGTGTGACGATAGCTAGTATATAATAATAGTAAGAGGCTAATGTCACAGTACGAAAGAAATACAAGATATTTAGAGTTGCATCGTATAATATACAGACGTGATCCAGTAAATGATTTACCTACAGAAACTTTTGATTGGGGTAAGTTTTATGAAAATGGAACGCATGAATGTTATACTTTGTTTAACTCTAAAGCTAAAATAAATACATATAAGAGCCTTAAGTGGCATATGTATGTATTATGGTACTTGAATCCACAATTGGATCAAGACTCGTTTAGCGCATTGATTGAGTATATATGTGATAAAACTAAAGGCTTCGTAACATTTAATGTATCTGAGCAACTATTACAAACTATGTTATACGATGTTTCACTTATGGATTTGGAAAAACCTCCGCCTAATAAGCTTCGTAAAATAATATTTAAAGATAGTTCAGGGTTAGATATGCGACAAAAGCTTACTATAGTAGGTCAAATGATAGGTAGAAACAAAATTTCATCAAGTGAAATATATGACGCTATGCTATTAATAAACCATGACAATCAAAAAATAACTATAAGTAAGTTAGCTGAGTCTTTAAATTGTTCTACAAGAACTATACACAGGAATATGAATAATGAACTTAAAAAAGAAAAATCACTTTTAAACAAAGAATTTTAAAATTACAGAACGGACACGATGAGTGCACGATAATATATATGATATGAAAAAATACAATATACAAAACTATATAAGGTATAAAGAAGATCTAAAAAGATCTATGCCTGAAGGTTTGTTTTGGGATGAATATACAAGAGATCAACTTATAGTAAAGTTTATACCATTAGTTGAGAACTTAGCTAGAAAGTTTTCTACATCTGATCAAGCATCAGGTGTATTAAGCATCAATGATCTGATACAATGCGGTTGTGAAGGATTAGTTAAGGCTGTTGACCGATTAGACTGGACTGTTTTACACGAGTCTGAGGACGTTGAAAAAACATTAAAGTCATTCTTAAGCAAGCGAATCAAAGGAGCTATTAGAAGACGTATAGATATATGTAGGGGTAACATTAGAATACCAGAACATAAGCTAAATGAAATACGTAAAAATCCTGATGATAAAAAAGCGGTTGCTTTGTTTTTCAACTCAGTGTTTTTAAGTATAGACACGGCTAGAAGCGACGAAGATGAAGGTGAATCCTGGAGTGAATCAATACCTGATAAGTCTGAGCCTTATAACATTCACTTAATGAATGCTTACTTGAAAAGTCTAATGAAAAAACATTTAGACGCAAGAGAGTATGAAGTATTGAGGTTGTCTTATGGTTTAGATTGTGATAAGCACTCAGCAAAAGAGATTGCAGAGATATTAGATATCAAAGGTAAGCGCTATTATGTTACTGTTTCAGAGTTGAAAAAGCAAGCAGTACAAACGCTAATAGATAACGTAGATCACTCGCAAGTGCTTGATTACCTTTAATTTAAGTCAATAGAGTAAAGTAAAAAGAATACTAAATACGTAATTATATTAATATGGAAACACAAACATTAAACCAAAAACTAGCGTCAATTCAAACGCGATTTAAATCAAAAAAGAGTAGGTTCAATTCTTTTGGTAGATACAATTTCAGATCTGCTGAAGATATATTAGAAGCTACTAAACCTTTTTTATTAGAATTAGGTGTATCAGTAACGGTTAATGAATCGTTAATAGCTACCGATCCTTTTCCAATAATGGAATCGAAAGCTACGATAACAGATGGAGCTGATGCTATACATGCAACTGCTGTAGTCGGCGTTGACCTTGATCAAAAGGGTATGCAAATGCCTCAAAAATTCGGTAGTTCATCCAGTTATGGAAAAAAATACTCATTAGGTAATTTATTCTTAATTGATGATACAGCAGACAGCGATGCTACAAATGCACACGGTAAAGCACCAAAAGCAAAAAACACATTAACCTCAGAAAAAGATCCAGCTTATCCAAAAGCGGTCGAGTTTATTAAAAAAGGAGGTAAGTTAGATGCTATAAAAGCTAAATACAATATCTCTAAAGAGATAGAAACAAAATTAACAACACTATAGTATGGAAGATTTTAACAAGAGTGAGGTATTAGAAAGACTTAGAAGCGATGAAGATTACTACGGTGACTTTGGAAAACAGTTTAGAAGTAATTCAGATATCTCGACGTTGTTAACAAATCCTCTTGCGCTAGGCGCTCCACAAAAACCAAATATTAATTTCTTGATTGGTGGTTATTTTCACACAGCAATACTTGAGCCAGAGAAGCTTAAAAAGTATAGGATAATTGAATCAACAACTAGAAATACAAAAGCGTACAGAGAGATTTCAGGTGGAGAAATGTGTTTGTTACAACATGAAGTAGACAACCTAGAATTGTTAATCGATACTATGAACTCGAATGATGTTTGTAAAAGTTTAATAAACGGTGTCAATGTTGAATACGAACAACCTGGAATTAAAAAGATTGAAGGATTATGGTGGAAAGGTAAAGCAGATATTGTTAATCACGATGATCAATTAGTAATTGATTTGAAAACAACAGGTGATATAACTAAATTCAGAAGCTCAGCTTTCCGTTACAATTACGACAGTCAAGCGTACATATATCGTAAGCTATTCGGTTATGACTTGGTATTTATTGCAATAGATAAAAAAACAAGACAGCTAGGTATCTTCGATTGTTCTGAATCTTTCTATGAAAGCGGTAAGGAAAAAGTACAACAAGCAGTAGAGCAATGGAAATTGTTTTACGAAAATCCGGATTTCGATCCAAAAAATTATTTTATTAATCAAACACTTTAATCAAATGGCAAGAAGTAAAAAAAGAGTATGCACAGTAACAGGTATGAGAACAAATGAATCTAACTTTTACAGAAACCAAACACATGTAAAAGCAGTAGATAATCTACGGAGAACAACTGGTGCAAACAAAGAACAATTAACAAGAATGTTTAATCAATTAAATACATACTAAAATTATGGCTAGCATTATCAAAGCAAATATTAATTTAAACGAGATCCCTAAGGATAAAATATACAAAGGGAAAAAAGGATCTTATTTACCAATCACTATCACTATCAATGATGAAGTTGATCAGTTTGGTAATCAAGGCCCAGTAGTAGTAGAACAATCAAAAGAAGAGCGCGAAGCAAAAGTAGCTAAAGTTTATTTAGGTAATGTCAAAGTCGTATGGACTAATGGCGATAACGTTGCAGCAGCTCCTAGAACAGATCAACCTCAGCAAGCGGCACCTGCTCAATCGTTTGCTCCTGCAGATGATGATCTACCATTCTAAATTTAGAACAAGTAATAGTTCTTATTTAAGATACAAAACTTTATTATATATGTATAAGAATAACGGAGAAACAGCGTGTCAAATATGCCATGCTGGTATGACTATAGAGGATTTTGAATTTTGTGACATATGTCCTCATTGTAGAGACGAAGAATAATTAAATTAAATTAAATAACCTATGCAAATAGAGACTACAGAGATCAATGGATTTGCGATTGACACGTTCAATCAGCATGGTCTAGAGCAAGGGAAGAAGCAGGGTATATGCCCTAATTGTTCTCATACTAGAAAACCTGCGAATAAGAAAGCGAAGTGTGCTTCTTATGACTGGGAACGGGGTCTCGGTACTTGTCACAATTGTAATACATCATTTCAACTTCATACTTACAAGCGTAAGGGTAAAGCTGAAAAAGTGTATATTAAACCTGAACCTATTGTTGTTGAGCAACCGAGCACTAAGGTTGAAGAATGGTTTAAAACAAGAGGTATTTCACAACAGACTCTCATTGATTTAAAAATTAGTGAGGGTCCTGAGTGGATGCCACAGACCGGTAAAACCGAGAATGTAATAAAGTTCAATTATTTTATGGGCGGCGAATTAACTAATGTTAAATACCGTGATGGAAGAAAGAACTTTAAATTATATAAGGGTGCTGAGAAAGTATTTTATAATATAGATAGTATTGTAGGATATGAATATTGTGTTATAGTAGAGGGTGAAATGGATGTATTAGCATTACATGAAGCAGGTATTACAAACGCTATATCAGTTCCTAATGGAGCAACACTTAACTCTAATAACTTAGACTACTTAGATAGTTGTATTGATTACTTTGAAGATAAAGAAAAGATTATATTAGCTGTAGACTCTGACGAAGCTGGACAAGCATTACAAACAGAGTTAATTAGAAGGCTAGGATCTGAAATTTGTTTTCTATCAACATTTGAAGATTGTAAAGATGCAAATGAATACCTACAAAAATATGGAGCAGACAAACTTACGGCTAGAATTACAGGAGCAAAACCGGTACCGCTTGAGAATGTTACTACTTTCAGAGACATCGAAGATGAGATTACTGACTTTGTTAGGAATGGTTTCAAAAAAGGATTTCAAGTTGGTCTTCCAAACTTTGATGATATCTTTTCAACTTATACCGGTCAATTTATTACTGTCACTGGTATTCCTTCTTCCGGTAAAAGTGATTTTGTCGACCAAATGGTTGTCGGTTATAATGCAAACTATGGCTGGAAAACAGCTTTCGCTTCGCCTGAGAATGTACCTACCTATCTGCACGCTCACAAATTAATGCGTAAGACTTGGCAAGGTATGCCAACAAGAGATGATATCGGCGGCGATAAGTGGAATCAAATAGCTGATCACTGTAATAGTAATTACTTTCATATAGATATGGAACGCTACACATTAGAGTCTGTTTTAAAGAAAGCGGCTGAACTTGTTAAGCGTAAAGGTATTAAATGCTTAGTAATAGATCCTTTTAATAAGGTTAGAGATGTAGATTGTAAGACGGAAGACGTTAATAGGTACACTATGGAATACTTAAGCAAGATAGAAATCTTTGCTAAAAAGTTTGATGTACTTGTATTTATTGTAGCTCATCCTACTAAAATGTATAAAGACAAAGACGGCAAGATTGAAGAGCCTACTATGTATAACATTAAAGGAGGTGGTGAATGGTACGATGCTTCTTATCACGGGCTATTAGTTCATAGAGATTATGAAGCTAAGACTGTTAAGTGTAAAGTTCTTAAGGTTAAGTTTCAAAACTTAGGAGAGAATGGTGCTGAAGCACATTTTAAATGGGAACCAAAGTCAGGTTGCTTTATACCTCACGAGCCATTAGATATAGGTGGTGAAAAAATGCCCTGGGAATAAATGGGTAGTGGTAATAAAAAGAAAGCAGTTAATATGGGTAGCCCACCTCATAAAGAGGAACAGTGGGAAGCATATAGATGGTGCGTTAGAAATAATATATGTATATCAGCAAAAGCTAAAAACAATTCTGAATGGTATATAGATATAGTTAACAACGGTAACACCCATACAAGCCCTGAGACTTATGGTAAAAACGATATATGGACAAAAATATTTGAATACTCAAAATATTATTATGAGAAACATAGAAAATGAATACAAAGGATTATTATCAGAAATACTCGACAAAGGAGTGGATAAATCAGATCGAACAGAGACTGGGACGAAGTCTGTCTTCGGAAGAACGATTAGACACGATATGTCACTGGGCTTCCCTATACTCACAGGAAAGAAGATAAGTTTTAATGCAGCAAAAACGGAATTGCTTTGGATACTAAACGGTAGAACTGATCTTAAGTATTTAGAAGATAACGGTGTTAAATACTGGAGACCGGATTATGAACGCTCAGGTAGAACAGATGAAACATTAGGCCCTGTATATGGAAAACAGTGGCGTGATTTTAGCGGCGTGGATCAACTAAAAAATCTTGTGTATAGCATTATAACAAACCCTGACTCAAGACGCCTTATGGTTAGTGCATGGGCTCCACATGAGATTAATGATATGGTACTTCCTCCGTGTCATTATGCTTTTCAAGTTTATATTAACGACGGTGTTATGGATTTGATGTGGCAACAAAGATCAGCTGATGTGTTCTTAGGTTTACCTTACGATATTACAATGTATGGTTTATTATTGGAAATGTTAGCTAAAGGTGCTGGTTTAAAAGCCGGTCAACTTATTGGTCAACTCGGTGATTGTCATTTATACAATAACCATTTAGAGCAAGCAAGGGAGTATAGAAGAAGATCTAAGCGCAAGCTTCCTGAATTAGATCTTAACTCTGGTATAAAATTAATTGAGTTTAATGACTCCTCTGAGTTATTTATACCAAATAAAGACAATATAAATCTAAAAAACTACAATCCTTATCCTGCAATCAAGGCAGAGCTGAGTGTTGGTAAATAAAAACAATATGACATATTATTTATACCATATTCCAGGTAAAAAAATAGGAATAACACGTAATCTTAAAGATAGAGTTACGCGGCAACAAGGTTATACCGCAGACGAATACGAAGTTCTACTTACTAGCGATGATATAGATTATATATCTGACAAGGAAATAGAACTTCAAAAGTCTTATGGGTATAAAGTCGACAGACAAAAATATAATTTTTTAACTAAAAAATCAAATCGAATGAAATTAAACCCTACAGATCAAACAACTACATTTCCAGTTCCTGTTTACAAATTAAGAGGTAACTTAATGGATAATATAGGCTTAAAGTGGGAGACACCTCAAGGTTATAAATTTGAAATAACTAAAGAAAATATAAATTGGATATTATTAAATGTTAAAACCTCTATGTATAACAACAATAGATGCTACATATATAATAAAGCTTTTAATAGATATCTTAATGAATCTACAGATACAACAAATTCTACATATCCAGAAAAGTTATATTCTTATCAAGATCAATTTGAATTAATAAGAGAATGGGCTAGTGATAAAGGTATATATAGATCAGGCGATTCTAAAACTCAGTATATCAAACTAATGGAAGAAGCAGGAGAATTAGCTCAAGCTATATTAAAAAACGATGAACCTGAAGTGATCGATGCTATTGGTGATATGGTTGTAGTATTAACTAATTTAGCTAAACTAAGAGGGCACAATATAGAAGACTGTGTTAGCAGTGCTTACAACGTTATAGCTAAACGGAAAGGCGAAATGATAAACGGAACATTTGTAAAACAAACCCTATGATAACAAAAACTGAAACAAGATTACAAAAAACTAAAGAACGGATTAGTAAGAAACCTATTAACAAACATCTTAGCTGGAGAAACAAAAGAGTAACTGGCTTTGATAAAAACTAAAATGATTATATGAATAAGCAAGAAATAGAATTTAGAGATCCAGTTGTTCAAAGAGTTGTACAAAAATTTGTATCAAGATCAGACATAGGCTTTGCTAAGTACGGTGTAACATTAGAACAAGATCCGTCTAAAATGTTTGAATGGTTAAATCATTTACAAGAAGAGCTTATGGATGCTGTGTTGTATTTACAAAAAGCCAAAGAAGTTTATACTACTGATCTTCAAGAAGACTTGCTAAGCGATTTAGATGTAGACTATGAAAAAATTATTTAAAAGAAAAAGTGGAAAGCGTGGACCAGTAAGGGCAAAGAAGGTATCATATGATGGTATCAACTTTGCTTCGGGTCTTGAGAAATATATGTACATAGCTTTAAGAAAAGCAAAGATAAAAGCTAAGTACGAAGGAGAGACATTTGTTTTATTAAATGGTTTTCATTTTGAAAATGAAGTTTATGAGAGACAGGCTAATGGTAAAGGTGATTATAAAAATAGAGGGTGCAAACGTATTTTACCTATTAAGTATACACCTGATTTTATTGGCGAAGATTTTATAATTGAAACTAAAGGTAGAGCAAATGAATCATTTCCTATGAGATGGAAGTTGTTTAAGCAGCTTATAGTAAGGCAATTCCCAAATGTAACATTATACAAACCACAAAATCAAAAAGAATGCGACAAGACCGTAGAGTTAATCCTTTCGAAGCAAAGAGGATAGCAAGACAAAAATACGCAGAGCGCCAGATTGACAAGTTTGTTAAATGGAGCTGGGAAGCTAAAGGCAAAGTAAGATCAATAGATATAGAACAATTACATAAAAGACATAATATAATATGTACATGAAAGAAGACGAAAACGAAACAGCGTGGGTTATAGAATTAGGGTTTTATCCTGGAGTACTATTTGGATTTAGATCTTATATAGAAGAGGATATTGCTATACACGTTTTGTATCTACCATTTTTTGATATAGCTTTAAAAATATTCAAATAGTGGATGATAATTTAGAAAGCGTAGTGGCTGCAGTAGGCTTATTTATAGACAACGTATTGCATGATATGAAGAATGTATCTAAGTCTACAACAAAGCCTGTTATATTGGCTCATATAGATGCCTGGAAGAACGAATTAGAAACAATAAAACAATTTACAAAAACATAATGGGATTATTTGATAAAAGAATACCTTATAAGCCTTTTGAGTACCCTGAGTATTATACTGAGGGTTGGTTAAAACAAGCTCAAGCTTTTTGGTTGCATACAGAAATATCAATGCAAAGCGATGTTAAAGACTGGAAAGAAAAATTAAATGAAAAAGAAAAGAACTTAGTAGGTAATATACTATTAGGTTTTGCTCAAACCGAATGTGCAGTATCTGATTACTGGACACAAAAAGTAGTTGGTTGGTTTCCTAAACACGAAATACAACAAATGGCAATGATGTTTGGATCGCAAGAAACTATACATGCAGTTGCTTATAGCTACTTAAATGAAACTTTAAAACTAGAAGATTATGAAGCGTTTTTACACGAGCCTGCTACGGCAGAAAGATTTGATAATCTTGTATCTTATAGTGGGACTAGCTCAATTGGTATTGCTAAGTCTCTCGCTGTATTTTCTGCATTTGCCGAAGGAGTTTCTTTATATTCTGCCTTTGCAGTACTTTATTCTTTTCAACTTAGAAATTTGCTTAAAGGTATTGGGCAACAAATGAAGTGGTCAGTAAGAGATGAATCATTGCATAGTAAAATGGGTTGTACTTTATTTCGTCATATGTGCGAAGAAGACAATCAACTACTGAGCTTATGTCGAGAAGATATAATAAAAGCTGCAGAAACAATGGTTAATCTTGAAGTTAAATATATTGACAAAATGTTCGAAATGGGTGATATAGAAGGTATATCATCTAATGATCTAAAACACTTTATAAAGAAAAGAACAAATGAAAAACTTGTGGAACTCGGTTACGTTGACCTTGGGAACTATTTCGCATATGACGACAAAGCAGCGTCTAATCTTGATTGGTTTTACCATCTTACCGGGGGCGTCACTCATACTGATTTTTTCGCTATTAGGCCGACTGATTATTCAAAAGCGGGAGAAAATGAAGACTATGAGGACATGTGGTAATAATCTAATAAGTACCGAAGAAATTTTAGAACAATTATATGAACGGACAGACACTACTTAATAAATTAGTTAGGCAGAAAAGGCTGACACCTTGGAAACGTTTAGCAACTAGAATAGGATATATGGGCAGTGGCTTTTTAATCGCTGCTCAATGGACTATAGAACCTAAGTTTTATATAATAGGTTTTATATTAGTAGTAATACAAACGAGCTCTAGAAAACAATGGAATCTAGTAGCTTTAAACATTAATGGGCTAATTGCCTGGATAATACACTCAATAACATAATGTGGAATAATGAATGGAAAAAAGGAGAAGATTACCCTGCGTGGGGTAATAACGACGTATACAAGAAGACAATATCCGGGGGATATTTATACGACGGAGAAACGCCTAGAGAGGCATACCAAAGAGTCGCTAAAACGGTTGCTCGTAGATTATATAAACCAGAGATGGCTGAAACGTTTTTTAATTATATCTGGAATGGTTGGCTTTGCCTTGCTTCTCCAGTGCTTTCCAATACTGGTACAGATCGTGGTCTTCCTATTAGTTGCTTTGGTATCGATGTTGCTGACTCTATACAAGACATAGGAAGTAAAAATTTAGAGATGATGCTACTCGCTAAGCACGGCGGTGGAGTTGGTATCGGTGTAAATCAAATTAGACCCGCTGGCGCTAGAATAACAGGTAATGGAACATCAGATGGAGTCGTACCTTTCTGCAAGATATATGACTCAACAATTCTTGCAACTAATCAAGGGAGTGTCCGTCGTGGAGCTGCCTCAGTTAATATCAACATTGAACATGGCGACTTCGAGGACTGGCTTGAAATCAGGGAACCTAAAGGAGATGTTAACAGACAATCGCTTAACCTTCATCAGTGCGCAATTGTTGGTGATAAGTTTATGCGAAAGCTTGAACAAGGAGATAAAGAAGCAAGATCTAGATGGGGTAAATTACTTAGAAAACGAAAAGGAACTGGAGAACCGTATATTATGTTTAAAGGAAATGTTAACAAAGCAAATCCAGAAGCATATAAAGAAAACGGATTAAAAGTACATATGACTAACATATGTTCAGAAATTACATTACACACAGATGAAAACCATAGTTTTGTATGTTGTTTATCATCATTAAACTTAGCAAAATATGAAGAATGGAAAGACACTAATCTTATATATGACGCCACTTTCTTTCTTGATGGAGTTATGGAGGAATTTATTCAAAGAGCCAAGGGACTTCGCGGGTTTGAAAATGCTGTTCGGTCTGCACAGAAAGGGAGAGCATTGGGACTTGGTGTACTCGGATGGCACACCTATCTCCAAGAAAATGGTATTCCTTTCGAAGGTTTACTATCTCAGTTTGAAACTAGGAAAATATTTTCGCAAATTAAAATTGAAAGTGAAAGAGCCTCAAGAGACTTGGCAGAAATTTACGGCGAGCCTTTATGGTGTGTTGGGACAGGTATGCGTAATACTCATCTCCGTGCTATTGCTCCTACTGTTTCTAATAGCAAGCTTAGCGGTAATGTTTCTCCTGGTGTTGAGCCGTGGGCTGCGAATGTTTTTACAGAGCAGAGTGCAAAGGGGACTTTCATTAGGAAAAACCCGACGTTAGTTAAACTATTAAAGAAACATAAACTAAATACAAATGAAACGTGGAATAAAATACTGGCTGACGGAGGTAGCATACAGGATATCGATGCTTTGGATAATATCACTATGGGCCATGACATTCCAGTTAAAGAAGTTTTTAAAACTTTTAAAGAGATTAATCAACTAGAATTAGTTAATCAAGCTGGTCTTAGACAGCAATATGTAGATCAGTCAGTTAGTTTAAACTTAGCTTTTCCTTCTGAGGCTACACCTAAGTGGTTGAACAAAGTTCATTTTGAAGCTTGGAAGAAAGGTGTTAAAACTTTATATTACACTAGAACAGAATCTGTTTTACGTGGTGATATAGCTCAGCAAGCTATGAATGAAGATTGTTTAGCTTGTGATGGCTAAAGGCTAAAAGTTATGACTTTTTTATACATATAATAATTAATATGTATAAATAATTAAATAATCTATACATATTAAAAAAGGGGTCTCATAATGAGGCCCCTTTCTATTATAGGAATTGCAGGTATGGTACGCCTGATAATCTTTACTCCTATTTATTTCTTTTTATATTGGATGCTCTTTTACCCATTCCAACTCTTTTCTTTTCAGCTACAGCTTTTTTCTTTTCAGCTGAAGACATTTCACTCCAAGTCTTAACAGTTTCACCGCTAATCCTTTTACTAGGTCTACACTTTTTAGTGTTTTTATTTTTAGTAGATCCACAAGGGTTACCTTTTTCGTCAGTCCATTTTTCTTTAAACCAACGCTTAAGGTTTGCACCTTCTTTTGTTTTTCTAACAAACAACGGTGACTGTCTCATTACTTTTTACCTTTATTTTTTCTACACTTAGCTATTGCTCCACTTGCATATGCCGAAGGGAATACTTTGTATTGTTTTTTTACCTTATGGTAACATGCGTCTTTTAATTGAAATGGTGATCCTTTTGTTAGTTTCATAATTTTATTTTTAATAAGTCCATAATACGTTTTGCGCTTTATCTTTGTCTATATCAGCGTGAATAAAAGTCTTAGCAATACCAATTCTTTTAAATCCAACTTCTCTTAATATACCTTCTAATTTAAATCTGTCAGTAGAATTATTACATGCAATATCAACTGCTAAACCTTTTGTATGGGATGATTCAGGAGTGCCACCTACTTTAGCGTTATGTTTTACAGTTCTGTAACCTGAATTAATAACGATAGATTTACCGTATTTTTTTCTAACAACATCAAGCATGTTAAGTAACTCTTCATTCATTAATTGACCACTACCTTGAACATCTGGTGAATCAAATTCTTCGTATGTAAAGTATTTTAATTTCATTATTTGCTCATTCTTTTAAGTTTTTCAATTCTTTCTAATCTAGCCTTTTCTGCTTTTTCTTTTTTGGTCTTAGCTCTAGTCGCCTTTGCTTTTTCTTTACCTTCTTCTTTTCTTTTAGCTTTAGCTTCTGTTTTTATAAGTTCGTGCTCTTCATTCTCAGCACCTACATCCCAAGATCTCCAGCCTAAAGCAAGGGCTACTCTTTGCCAAACGGTGTTTCTATAATCTAAAGCTTCAGTTAAAGCATTCACTTCTGTAACAGCCCTGTCTAAAGGTAGGTTTGTAAAACCTTCAGTTAACGATCCTAATACTTTATACGAGGGACTTAAATTAAATTTACCATCTATAGTAATATCCCAATCTCTTTTTTCAATAACATCTTTTTCAAACTTTTTTGTTTGAATAGCACTATAAACCTTTCTAAGCTTTGATCCAACAGACGGAGATAGGTTAGCTAATGACAATATAGTATAAGTCTGGTCAGCCATAAATTCCTTTTGTTCTTGCTTATCATACTCAACATAAGCGTTCTTGAGAGTAGATATAAAAGCTCCCGGCAAACCAAATCCTCCTTTTAAAGTAGTATCAATCATACCTTGTATTATTCTAGACTGCTTTGTGCTATACACTTTTCCATACTTTTCTAATTGTTCTTCTTCAGTAAGCTCGTCATCTTCCTCTTCAAACCCAGGTATTAAAGCGAATAAAGCGTTCTGCAGTGCAGAGAATATAATGTTTTGAACAGTACCATAATATATAATTTTGCTTAAGTTAGAAAAATCACTTTGCAGCATAGTTTGTCCAGGTGTTCTTCTTCTGTTTTTTATATCTAAAGCGGCTTTCTTTATAGACCTATTTAACTGTATAGGTGTATTTTGAAACGCAAGTAATACTCTACCTACTATACTTGCTTGATCAGAAGATATTAAAGCAGGGTCTCCAGATTGCTGAGTTTCTTCAGATATTTGACTAAAATCTTTAAAAGCCATTTCTTCCGCTTGCTCTTTAGTATATAAAGCTTCTCCTTCTTCGTTTACTTTTTTCAAATAAGATTTTATTCTATTCCTATAAAATGTAGCGCCACCTGAAGCTATAGCAAAACTATCTGCCATTTGTGTTGGCGTAAAACCAATTTTTAATAAATAACTTAATGCAGCTACTGCTTTGTTCTTAGATCCTTTAACCGCTCTTGCAATCTCAGCTTCATTAACATCACTTTTCAAACCAGATCTTCTTTGTTTAAGTTTAGGAGAATTAAAGAGTGTTGCAAAATCAGACCAGTATTGTTTTTGATTAGCAAATGCTATTGCTGCTTTTAAAGGGTTATTATCTGACCAATTAATAAAGTTTACTGTTGACAATGTTTGTAGTAATGCTGATCTTCTATTAAAAAACATTATTGCCCCGATAGAATTGTTAATCCAAGTATTAAATCTATTGGTATTATCAGTAGTGGATGAAGGCCTGTTTGTACCGTTCTTCATTCTGTATAAAATATCTTCCAATGCATCTCTAGTAGCTTTACCATAACCAGCTTCCACTTTATTAAGATTATCTTCGCTAAATATTATATCTGCATTTTCAATAAATTCTGATAAGAATTCTTTTCTACCTATTTTTTCAGTTAAGTTGTTTAAGTCAGATAGTATAGTTTCTGCATCCCAAAAATCCCCGGGCTTAGCCCATTTAGGTCTTTTTGATATTTGCTGTAACTTTCTAGCATACTCACTTAAGTCTGCATTGTCGTTTACATAATCAACTAATTTTTTCTGATCTATTTCAGATAAACCTGGTATTTCATATCCAGAAGCATTCCATAGAGCAACTCTTATAGCTTGATCGTGCGTAAATTCAGTTCCTGGTACAAGTTTACCAAGTTTCTTTATAACAGGTCTCATTTGTTTATTAAGTGCCTTAAAATCGTCCTTAAACGATTGTCTAGTTTCTTCAATAGCTCTTATACCTTTAAAGTATGGATCTATCAAAGTATCTTGAAAGAACTTTTGATCAGCTTCTCCTTGTTTGCCTTTACCTGCAAAAGTATAGGAAGTTAATCCTTTGAAGTCATCAAGTGATGAGGGCATGAATAATTTAAATTTGCCTTTCTTGACACCTCTCCTTCTAGCTATTACCTTACTAATAGTTTCATCTGCAGCAATACCTGTTTTTCTTTCTAGCATTTTATTGAACGTACTGTTCATTGTTTTGCTAAATTTAGTGCTAGGTTTATAAACTTTGCCTTTTGGATCTAAAACTTGTATGCTTTTAGAAAGCTTGGTAGATTTTAAATTATATTCTTTATCTGTTTTTCTATATCTTTCTTTGTCATTAAGCCCTTCTTCTTTTGCTGCTTTTAAATCTGCGTCAATTTTTTTATCAACCAAATTAACATAAGCTTTGTCTAAAAAACTTTTAGTTTCTTTTACTTTAGCCTCGCTGTAGTTATTTGCTAAATTTTGGTAAGCTTTATATATAGAGTAAGCTTCGGTTTCATGCTCTAGTATTAAATCCGCTACTTTTAATTCCTTATAATTTTTAACAAATTTACCTATTTTAGATGATTTTCTTATTGGCCCTCTTTGATCTTCATACATTAAAGCAATCCATCCATTAATAGCTGCAGTATTACCATTTTTTACGCCTTCCTTAATAGTGTCAAACATATAATTTACAGATTCTTGAGCTTCTTTATTTATAACATCAGCCTTCAATTCAAAGTTCTTTTTTATATCTGTGACGTCTGTTAAATTAAACAACCTTTCTCCTTTGTATTCTATATAGGACCTTGTTTTATTATCATTAAAAGTAACCTCAAAACCATCAAGCGCAATTCCCTTAGATTTAAGATAGTTAAACGCGTCTAAATTTCTAGTAATATTCTGTATTTTTTGAGTTCTTATAACTCGGCTATCATTTCTAAACCAGTCTTTTATAGCTTTTACTCTATTTCCTTTTTCTATATTATTTTTTAAATTATCTAAAGAGTATTCAAAACCTATAACTTGTTTTTCATATTTCCATAAATCTCTAGTTACAGCTTTTTGAAAAGTATTAAATATTTCTTCAGAAGATATTGTATTACCTGTATTTCTAGCTATAAGATTGAGTATCTTAATTCTGGCTCTGTTAGCTATATTAGTACTACCGTATGTATAAATTGTTTCTGAATACAAGGTTTTTAATAAATCTTCTATTGTTTTTATTTTGTCTAATTTCTGTAATAAGTTTTGATTTAAAATATATTCTATAGAGGCATTATATTTAGGGTTGTTAGCTTTTATGTTTTTTATTTCGCTATTCAGTAACCCCCTTATGTTGGATTTACTTTTTGCAGACATGCTAAACTTAACCGTACCTCTATCTGCATCCTTAATTACTTCATTTACAAAATTATCAGCTAAGATTACACCTTTAGCTTCTTGATTTCCTTCAAAAGCTTTGCTTATCGCAGAGTTTTCATTTTTAATTTCTTTTGTAAATATTTCAAAAGCCATTTCTTCAGCTATTGCTTTACCTAGAGCTTCTCTTTTTCCTCTAATAAGTTTACCTTTCTCGTCAATAAATAAACCTACGAAGTCAGCGTCAGAGACTTTATTAGCAGGTACTCTTCTAACTATCTCATTACCAGCAGTAGCACCTCTAACTAATGTTTTTTCACGATCAATCTTCTGACCAACCCACTCTGGATATGGTACAAAATTAGGAGCAAACTCTTCTTGAACTATTTCTTTACCACCAACATTTACAGTTACTTTTTTACCAGTAAACTTCCCACCAACAGATTTTTCAATTGCTTGAGGAATACCTCCGCTAACTTTTTTACCGCTATCTTTACCCATTAAAAAAGTAGTAGTCATGTTTTCTATGATAGCTTTCTTATTCTTTATAAGATTCTTTTCATAAGTACCATCCTTTAACTTACCTAGTCTTTGAATAACAATTTTAGGTGCAGCTTCAGGATCACCTACAACTTTACCTATTTTCTTTTTTATTTCTGCAATCAAAGGAGTAGTAGCAGAATTGTCACCTCTTTTATCTGTAATCTTGCTTTCAAGGCTAGATAAAACTTTTGTTAACTTATCTGTTATAGCTGTTATAGTAAAGTTAGGTACAACATTACTTTTAGTAAGCGGCGTATATTTTCTTTTTTCAGCTTCTTGAGGTGCAGCATCTTCTCTTGCAATAACATTTTTAGCTACACTAACGTCTTCTTTAAAACCACCTTCACCTTCTTTCTTAAATTTAGCTAAAGCTTCTTTTACTCTATTCCTTACACCATACTGACTGCCTATAATATAACCACCTAAATCATTGTTTGATTCAGGATTAAAAGCCATTATGTTTTTCTTTAACTGAACTCCGGCTACTTCTATAAAAAAGTCATCCCAACTTTTACCGTATACATTGTCAGCTACAACTCCGTACCCTGCAGCAATCTTTTTAATTAAAGGATTAAGCATACCATTATCAATGTTATCTATAACTTTAATAGCAACTTTTTCTTTAAATTCTTTATTAGTTGTACCTGGAGGTACCATAGCTTTTAGTTGATCACCAATTCTCTTTTCATTCTTTTTAGTGTCATCTTTAGTTTTATCTTTAGGCTTAGCTTCTTCTGTAGGTTTAGATAATTCTTTTTTCTTAGCTAACCTTATTTTTGTTTCTAAATTAGTTTTAGCTGTTTGAAAATCTACTTCATTATCAAAATCAAACTCATCTAAATTATCTAATTGCTCTTGTAATTCTAATGACTTACTAGCTTTAATATCAGTTTTAACTTCAGAGTCTATCTTCTCCTTAACTAATTTTCCTTTAGCTTGTTTTTCTGTAATTGCTTTTTGAGCTTTAGTTAATTTACCTTTTTCTATGCTTTTATTATAATCTTTTACAAAATTATAAACATCTTTGCCACTATTAAACTTAACTTTTACGCCTAAATTTTGTAAAGCTCTACGGATTACATCACCAATTTTTGTAAATACGTTTTCATTAAATTGTATGTCCCCTGTAGCAATAGCATCTGAAAATAAAGTTAAAACCTCCTCAGATTGAGTAGCCTCGTCCATATCTTTGTAGTCCTCTAATCTTTTAGCAAAATTACTATCTTTAATTTGAGCAGCGTCGATATTGTTTATATAATCGTTCAAAGATTTACCTAAAGCTATTTGTGTTTCTGGTGAATTTTTAACTGTCTGAAATAATAGCCCATGTAAAAACTCATGAGCAGCAACATTAACAGCAAATTCTTTACCCGCAACCTCCTTGTTTATTATAATTGTTTGATCGCCAGTTTTTGGATTTTGATAAATAAACCCTTGCTGATTAGAAGCTTTTTTACTATCTACATCAATATTATTTTTTTCAATAAAATCTACAATAGCATCTGCATTATCTAGGTTTTTAACAGTTAATCCCTTTACGTCTTTAGCTAATTTTTCAACAGTTTTTGTAGTTATAGACAATTTGTTTTCAGCGCTTATTTCAGAAAGTCTACTATCAATATCATTAAGCCTAGATTGTTGAGTTTCTACTAAGCTTTTATTTCCTTTAGCTTTAGCTATTTCAGAAGATAAAGATTCTCTTTCGTCAAGTAAACCAATTGTTTCTTGAGCTAAGTTTTCATTTATTTTTAGATCACTAGTTAATTGTATGTTTTTTCTAGTAATGTTAAATTTTTGCTTTATGCTTTTTGATTCCTCTAAGCTAATATCGCCGTTAGAAACTTTATCTTTTAATTCAATATCTAATATATTACCACTGTATTTATTTTTAGCAATATTTATAGTTTCTTTACTAATAGGATCTTTTTCAAAAGAATCCAAAACAGATTGAGAATTATTTTCTTTTAAAGTTCTGTTTACAGAGTTTACTTGAACAGCTTTATTTATAACGCTAGCAGTGTTACCACTCCCAGACATACCTCCGCCAGCTGCAGCTCCTATTATAAATACATCAGCTAATTCTGGCCATATATTATCCCACTCGTCCCCTTTATTTTTGTATAAAGCATCAATACTCCTATTGAGAACTTCTGTAGTTGACTCGGACAAACCTTCTTGACCAGCCTCTTTGGCTGTTTGCAAAGCAGCCTCTTTTAATGTTTTGCTAACTACATTTTTACTTTTTCCTGCTAAGCTTTTAAAAAGTCCTTTACCTATTTTTTTTGTTGTAAGCTCTAAAAGACCTTCAGAAAAACCAGTAGCAGTAGCTGCTATCATATTTGCTGCGTCTAATTTTTTACCTTCAGCTAATGCTTCAGTAGAGTAGTCTGCAGCAGATCCAGCTACTATGGAAGAGATTCCCACATAAGGAACAAATGCTTGCGCTATAGAAGGTATCGTGCCTATAACTTCATTAAAAGTACGTGAAACAGCTTGAGAAATATTACCCTGTATAAAGTCTTGCCCTATAGTATTGTCGTATTTAGTAAGTGTTTCTTCTATTTTTTTTGCATCATTTTTTAAATTTTCAGCAGCTTCTAATCCTGCGGATCCTGCCATTCCAATGTTACCTATTGGTCCACCAGAGAACGAACCTATTGCTTGAGCTATTCTATCTTGAGTAGCAGGGTCTAGTTCTTTAAATTTTTCAACCTCTTCTTCAAAAGCAGACCCAGCTATACCCATAGCTGTTGTCATTTTTAATCTATTTATAAATGCAGGTATTTGAGCTAAATTGGAACCAACTCTTAAGGCTCCACTTTTGAATTTTTTAGATGCTTCAGATTCTATTTCATCTAAAATATTATTTTTTTCTCTATATAATTCTCTAGGCAATCTTTGTCTGTCGCTATAGCTTAATTTTTTTTTCTCAGCAACAGTCATTGACTTATACTCTTCTAAGGTAACTTCGTCATCTTCTTGTGAATCCGAAGGTATATCTACCGAAGGTGATTCCGTAAAACCTGCTTGTGATGCTGTCATTGGTTGCTGCACTGCATCCGCATCCTCTACAGTGCTTGTTGGAAAATCCTGTGGTTCATCTTCAATAGCAATAGCATTTTTACTAATGTAATCTTCTATAGAAAGACCTGCTTTATCTGCAGCATTTTTTATTTCTTCTTCAGAGTATTTAAAACCGTCGTATATGTACATAGTTATTTTTTATTTAATTAAATTATGAAGGAAGCTCAGGCTTACTAAGTTTGATTTCCCCCTCTGCTTCAGATTCAGGAAGAGCCCCCGCAAACCCAATTCCTTTTTGTCCTTTTTCTAATGGTTTAATAACATCTATCTTCTTTTCATTAAAATCATAACCTAGTTCAAGCGCTAATGTTTTATAATTAGTAGGATCTTTAATGAAAGATAAATCTTCCCATTTGTTTCCGCTTTTTTGTTGAATAACCCATCCTTTTTCCTTTGTGTCCCATTTAGCCTGCACTCCTTTTACTATAGAAGAAGGTATCGTTGAAGGGGTTGGATTGCCTTTACCATCCCACTTTTGAAGTTCTTTGAACTGTTTATCAACCTTAGCAGCCATTTTTTCTAGTTCACTAGGCTTATATGTAGAACCTTTCTTTGTAGGTATTTTTGATTCAACAATGTTACCTAAGACTTTAGTAACTGAAGGTTGCTTCATCATATAGTCTACTAGAGCTTTTTTTGCTTTTACTTTTTGATCATTAGACAACGGTGCGTCATAGCTAAAATCTGTATCACCTGGATTTAATACGTTATTGTATAACGATGCTATCTTTCTATCTGTAAACTGTGATAAAGTACTTTCTGATTGCGCCTCTAATTGATTTCTAAATTTTTTAGGGTCAACTCTTCTACCAAATTTGTCTTGGTGATATAGTATTTCTTTTCTATCCTTACTTAAAACAGGCGATAATTCGCTTGTTGGATCTAATAAATTAATAGTATTTTGTATATTTTGATCAATATCTTTTGATATATTAGGTACAACAGTAGGCATTTGAGTAGTAGATACGTTATCGTTTATAACGCTTCCTACGAATTTTTCTCCGTCTTTTGTTTTTTGATAAACATCTAAAGAAAAAACAATCTGTCCGTTTTTATTAGTTTTATATCTAGCTCTCGTACTTCCTTCTGTCTGATTCGCTAATACCGAAAGCTTTGCATATTGATCTGGGTTAGCCTTAGGATCAATAGCTCCCATAGTACCAGGTATTTTATTAACCTGCTCCATCATAGCTTCTTGAGACATAGCGGTATTCTTTAGCATGTTTGCCATATTGTCCCCTATGTTCTCCATACTATTAATAAAGGTTTTTTCTTCAGCTGTTATTTTAGCCGGATCTTTCATTAAAAGACGATTCATTAAATTTAATTGCTCATCTAAATCACCAAAATCTGCAGTTGGATTTTTAGACTGCGTTTGCATTATAGAGTTTTGAGCATCCGCGACTCTCTTATCAGCTTCAGCCCTAATAGCAGCAGTTTTAGCAGCGTTGTCTGCGTGTATTTTATTTATACTAGATACAACACTTGTTCCAATACCAGCTAAGGTTTTTTGCAAGTTTTGTTCAATCTGTCCAGACTGCCTGTCTATATGTTGTGTTGGATTTCTATAACTCATTTTTTGTATTTTTTATTTATCCGTTTGGCAAGTTAGAAAAATCTATTTGACCAACGCTACTATCAAAACCGCTACTTGTGTTTACATCAAACATCCCGCCGCTTAAGTTATCTGTAAAAGCTGTACTTCCAGTATCTAATGAAGCAGAATTATTATAAGGATTTGCTTGTTGAGACGCTAAACCAGTTACTAAACTACCTCCAAGAGAAGCTAAGCCACCTATTAATCCGGCTTGGTTTGCTCTTCTGTCAGCAGACGCTTGCATTCCTCTAGCTTGAGCTCCTGATAACTGAGCTGATACTCTATCTAACTGTTGCATTTCTCTTTCTTCTTGAGCTCCAAACACAAATTGTTTTCCAGCTGCTTCTAAACCTTGAACTCTTCCTCCTTCAGCTATTTGAATACCTTGAACCCTTGCAGCTTCCTGCATTCTCATTCTATCTAACTGTTGTTCACCTTGAGCTCTTAGTCTTTCGTTATTTGCTTCTTGTTGTTCAATATTAGCAGATACACCTTTCTTACTTTGCAAAGCCGCTTGAGCTAAAGCAGTTGCACCTCCAGCACTAGCACCTGTAGATCTTAGAGTATCCAAAGTGTTAGCTAATGATATATCAGCTTGCTCTATTTGCATTTCAGCCGCTTGAGTAGCTACACTTAAGTTAGCATATGGATTAGAAAGCGATGAACTAAGGTCTTGAGCTAAACCGCTTAAATTACTTACTCCTGAATAAGGATTAGTTATCTCTTGCCTACTAGCTTCTAATGTACTTAATTTTCTTTGTAATCTAGCTTGCTCTTGCTGAGCTTGTCTTTCTGCTCTTCTTCTTCTACCGCTTCCAAATATAGATCCTATAATCTGAATACCTCCAGATATTAAAGCAGCACCAACTACGGGAGCTATAGCCATTTGAACATCACCTTGTCCAAAGAAAAATATTTCTAAAAATTCTATCATGTTGTTTGTTTTTTATCTTCCATAAGTTGCGCCTACTGCAAATAGTTCTTTTAATCCACCTGGATCTGTTGTTGCATCTGTTTTCATGGTTACTGTAGCGTAGTAGGCTTTTATACCTGTACTACTAGGCCCCATTATTACTTGACCAGCTATAGGTGTAGGTGAATTGTTTGGTATTGCCGCTACATATCTGTTTTGTTTTCTATCAAATCCTGCTCTATATTGGACATTACCATCCAAGTAAGCACCTTCATCATAGCTATATATTTTAGTATAAGCGTTAGGAGTACTAACATCTACTGTTGCTTGATTAACATTATTAGTCCAGTTGCCATTTAATTCGTCTGCACCGGTTTCGTCAGAAACTAAAGATATAACTTCCCATCCATTACTACCTTCGTAATTAATTGTTTTAAAAGTTTTTATAGATGTAGGCTCTGGATTTAAAACAAACTTAACAGAAGCGTCATTATTTACTCCGTAGAATTGACCTCTTGGTATAGGATTATTACTATTATCAGTTAAAGAGTAGTGCTTATATACAGAATCTAAATTAGTTGTATAAAATTGTCCCTGAGAGCCAAACATAAAACTAGGCTTATATGTGTAAAAACTATTCCATCCATTTATATTTTCACTAAATGACAATGTTTTATAGTCTCCATTTGATTGCTGTAAGGACATTGTATAACTTTTATTATATATATCATAACCACCTATAATCTTACCTGTTGATGAAACTAAACCAGATTGATCTCTGAAAAAATCAGCCATACCATAGTTAGATATTTCGGTTATTCCATCCATAGATAATCTAAGTACAGCATTTCTATTTCTGTCAGCAAAGTACTTTTGATAACCATAAACAGCAAAAGATTCAGGATTTGTAGATATACCAAATTCACCGGCATAAGCTATTATTTGACCTATGACTAATTTAGCAGATGTTGTTATAGCGCCACCTTCAGCGGAGTATATAGCGTCTTTGTCTATTAAAGCTCTATTTACTTTTCTTTCTTGGAATATAATTAAGTTGGTATCTTCAGCATAAAGCTTTTGTATACTACCATTAATAGGATCTACACTCCTAGTTATTTCTTCTGCAACACTAAACTCATTAGTTCTATTTATACCTGTTCTTGAATTTAATACACCTGAATATATTAATGAATTTGAAAGCCTTGATTGATTATCGTTATCTTCAACTAAATAAGCTTTAACCCCGTAATCAGTGGATGTATTATTGTAACCTCCCCTAATTCTAGATTCCTCAATATACCAGTCTTGATCAGTGTCTTCTACCTGAGGAGCTGACCATGGCAACGATGTAATAGTATTATCCACCAAATCTTCATAAGGTACATCAGATATCTTTTTAACCGCATAAGCGTTAAAGTATGGTACTTCAAGTGTTATAGACATATTATATTTATTACTTGTTTTTTACTATTATTACTTTGAATTATATAACATAGCAACTGCTGTTTGGTCCTGTTCCATATACGGCATCTCCAAATTTTACATGGAAAATTCCTGCATTAGTACCGCTACCGCAATTAGCGCCTGCCATTTTAGAAGCAATAACTCTGTATTCTCCAACAGCATCAAATTCCCAATAGTCCTCAACAAAAGCAGGTCCGCTATTATCGATTGATATTCTTTTATATCCTATAGGTGATCCAAAAGTATTACCATTTGCTAATTGAGCTGTAGCCCAAGAAGAACTACTTGTTGCTCTGTATTGAACTAAATAATCAACATATACATCATCACTTAAAACTGTTTCTCTTTGTAAGTAAGGTTTTATATACATTTTACCTTGTGTTAAAGCACCTGTTGTTTTAGGGTTAAAAGTAGATCTGTATTTAGCATTATATATTTTATTTGGAGGGTATGCCGTATTAAATGGTGTCCCTGCATAAGTACCACTAACTTGCTCATTAGTTCCGTAAGCAAGGAATTGATATTCTATATTTTCATTACACTCAGCGTTCGTACCTCCTTGTCTTCCTGCACATATAGTTTGCGGTACCGGATCTGTACCAACAGTAAATGAAATAGTACACGTATTTGATAAGCCGAAGCCGTTAGCATCTGTAACTTTAACAATTATGCTATACGCATTTTCGTTAACCAAAGTACCTGAGTTTGCTGTTAAAACACCTGAAGAACTTATACTAAATCCATTTAATATAGCTTGAGCGTTGCTTGAATCTAGCTCAAAAATTAACTGACTTTCTTCGTTTCCACCCGCAACATTACTTCCGTTTTCAGCTTCAAAGCTATAAATAGCAGTAGTTCCTGTAGTTATTCCTGTTAAAGTAAGAGGGCAACTAGCAGGTAAAGTGAAAGAAGGTTGAACATTAGTAAGCGTTGCAGTGTATGTTGTATTATCAGTGTATTCTTCTCCAGCGGCTGGTTCGTATACTGTTTGAAAAGTTAAATTATAAACATCGTTTGAAGGATTACTAGCTGAACTTTCACTGTACCAGAAATATGATCCAGCGGCTGTTTTTAATTGATACTCGGCTTGTATATTTGACCAGACTAATTGAAATTGATTAGCTATATTGTTATTTTGTCCTACATCACTAGCTTTATAAGCTGATAATATAGCAGGCGGGGATGTAAACAAAGCATTATCTGTTATATTACTACCAGAACCATCTTTCCATATTATATTACTACCACCTATTTGATTTTCTGGAGCAAGGCTTTCTGAAAAAGAAGCAAAGTTATTTCCATCAATACCTATAATTCCTGAATATTGACTATTTATTATTTCATTCAAAACACCGACCTTACCCTGTAGTGAAGTTTCGTAGAATAATTCTAGTACTGATTCAAATGGTTTTGTTTCAGCTATTGATAAAAATGGTTGCATACTTACTATAAGTCCACTAGCTGTTGTTCTATCTTTGTTTGTTGTATAAGCACCTATAGGGCCAGGGTTAGTAGGCCTTGGTTGAGGTTTTGGAGTTTTTCCGTTTTGCACAGTGCTTATTTGCATTATAAAAGGATTAGAATCCGAATCATATAATGGCTGCAATTTAGGTGCTTGTCCCCATGGAATAGACCCAGTTGGGTTTGTGTTTTCTTCAACCCCAGTTACTGCACCTCCATATGGAGGCGTTTCATAAGTGTAACTATTAGTTGTAATAACAGATCCATATTCTCCCTCAGGAGCATTTGCAACAAAAGGAATAGCTGAAATTTCTAAATCTCTAACTGTTGATATAGTAGTTACTCTTTGACTTAATAAATCTGGGTAATACTGTTTATTCCAAGGTGTAAATTTTTGAGGATATCCATAAGGTCTATTACCCAATGTTGCATTTGTATTTATAGCTGGATTATTTACTCTTATAAAAAGAGTTTCACTACTACTATATTCTCTATCATTAGGCCCTACTTCGTTTAGATCTCTGGGTACTTTATTTATATTGTCACTAAGTAATACAGAGAAAGATGTTTTATCTTTTTCTGTTGAATTAAGTATAGGATAGCCGTTTACAAAACCAGGCAAGTAAACATTATAGTATTCTTGCTCTTGTTGTTTAACAACTATTTTGTATGAATACCAACCTAAAGGATTATAAGCACTAGATGTAGGGTCACCATTGTATACTCCGGGCTGGCCCCCTGTGTTTTCAGTACCTATAGCGGAATCTATTCTAACACTTAAAGCATCACCTAACCAATCTATAACTTTAGAGTTATTTTCTTGTTGAGCATACGTTTTGTATGGTGCATATACGGTTGATCCACCCTCTTCATTTTCATTGTAGTCATGTGAAGACAATATAACATTAGATTGCCTACCGTATCTATCAACCAATATAAAACCTACTTGATAAGTTCTGTTTTGTTTTAAAGTGTGAGCTGGATATTCTACTGTATTAGTACTATAAGCATCTCTATCTTTTACTATAGCAGCATAGGGTATATTAGATGGGCTTGAATGTTTATCTATGTAATTACCATAAACAACTCTATTGCCTATAATTTCTTGTGATAACGCTTTTACAGGTACTTTATCATATACTCTAGTGATATCGTTGTTAGGAAGTGTTTTATATGGCTTACTAGAAGCATAGTTGTAAGGGTAGTAGTAAGTGTCATTATCCCCGTGAACAGGATCATACCACTCTATATATTCTAAAGCGGTTGACTTGTTAGGCAGGTTTATTATATCTACAGTATTTAAAACCTTTACAGCTAGAGCATCAGATTCTTTATAAAGTATATCTATATCTTTTATTAAAAGATTATTTATGTTTTGTTGTAGCGTGTTATAAGGAAGAGGTATTTTTAATAGTATATTTTGAACATTGTTTTCAAACCATGCAATTATAGTTGATTTGTAAGCATCATCCATGTCCTCGGTTAAAGATTTTCCTCCTCCACCAAAGTTACTAAATTGTTTAGGTATAAATATAGGTTGTGTAAAAGGAGCCATTAAAGAATGTTCATTATCTTCAAACTTAAACCTGTAACTAAATCTAACAAATTTATCTTCTAAGAATTTAGAATTAGAGTCTTGTTGAGACCACAAAGGATCGTAGTCTTTATTAACACCTAGCTTAATAAAAGCAGATGCGGGTATCGGTAAATTTATAGGCGCATTAGATAATGTAATTTCCCAATTTAAAGTTTCGCCTACAAAACTTGCTGCTGTAGTTGCACTTGTTATAGAGGTATTATTTGGTAGATAATTAACTGCACCAGCTACATCAGTTATCACGACTAAATCACCTAATTTAGGTATAACAGATGCTTCTCCGTTTAAAGCCGGTAAAGTTACTTGATAAATAGTAGCAACACCGGTGCCTGATGTAGTAAAAGATTGTATCTTAATACCGTTAGAATTATATTCGTTTGTTTTGTTAGTAGCTGTTGACCTTGTTATAGATAATTTTTCACCAAGACTAACAGTCACTGACTTTGATAAAGTTATTGTATTAGCTACTCCTCCTGGATTTACCGATACAACGTATACTCTATTGTCCCATCCACTAGGCACTGTTATTGTTTCTAATGGAAACACTGCATCACCTGGATTTATACCAGTAGAGTCACTTACGCTTATAGTACTAGATGTTACTGCAGATGACGCTGTAACAACAATTCTATCTATAGTTATAATAGGCTCACAAGGAGCATACTTAGCTACGGATATTTGATCTTCCTTTGTATAATGATTAGTGTTTTTAGCTAGCGTTACGTTTATTTTACGAGGTTGGTTTAAGTTATCTGTGAAAAATAAAAGATCTTCCACTAAGTTAACTCCAATTACTGGAAACGACTGATTGAAATTTAAAAAAGCCCCGCTTACTAGTGTTTCTTTGTTATAATTACCAGATAAAGATAACTCGTATATATAATTATTTGAAGAACTGTTATATGCTCCACTTGCATCATTGTGATCAGTTGCGAAAATAAATACCCTATTGTTAGATTCGTCTACATAAAAACCTATTATAATAGCTGAATTTTCTGTTTGTGATATTGATTTATTACCTAAAATATTTTCAAATTCACCAACGGTAGAACCCTCTGATCTGCTTAAGCAAAGGTTAATAGCTTCTCTATATTCACCGTTAGGTAATATACGAGAGTCAAGATCTTGATTCATCTTGCCTTTAAGAAATGTATTTTTAATTTCAGCCATTTAATTCTAGTGTTTTATCCATTTAGATTTACCTCTCATTACTTGAACTATTTCATCAAGTTTTATATTTGATAATCTTAATTTAGCATTTCTTAATTTAGCGCTTCTCTCTTGCTTTAATCTTCTAACTATATATTCAGGTTGGTTTATTCTAGAAGCTACGATAGCGTGGCTTATATGAGCATATAGAGCCTCTTCCGCTAACTTAGGAACTTGAGTGTCCATATCGTAAGCTAATCCGTCAGATATATACTCTAAAACTATAAGTGCACCAGCTAAATTACTTGAGAAAGACATCTTGCCTTCTCTGTGGTTTATAGTAAACCATCCGTTTACTTGAGCATACTGAGGATCTAATCCGTAGTTTTGACCTAAAAGCTGTTCATCCCATCCCCAATTGTCATATCCTTCGTTATATAAATCTTCTACATTATCTTGATTTATCAAAGTATCATCTGCTGTTCGCCATCTTTCTTCTGTTATCGATGTTCCCTCAACGTTGTTGCCAAAGTTATCTTGCGTTGGTACACCTTTAGAATCTTGTATAGGATTTTCAAATGGGTTTGTAGTTAAATTGTTTGCAGGGTATATAGGTCTTTTAACACCTAATTGATCTATCCAAGATACCTTAGTATAGTTTACATAATCCTGTGGTATCACAACACTTAATTCAGGGGGTATATTTAATTCTTGTGACTTTATACTTTTTAATGTATCATAGCTAAATTCCTGCATTCCACGTTTAGCGTGGAATATTATATCAGTTCTTTTACAACTAGGTATTAATTTACCTGTTCCGACATAAGCTATTTGAAAGTTATTTATTACATCCTCTAAAGATATGTAACTGTAACTACCGTAATTTTCTTCAACAGTATTACCATAAGCATCTCTGTTTCCGTATTCACCACCGCTTAATATTTTTAATTGAACAACAATACTTGTATTAGCTGCTAAATTACCTGTAAATGTTATTGTATTACCTGAAACAGTGTAAGCTGAAGTGTATTCTGTATATGTTAAAACACCGGCGTTTGCGGTGTATAACTTAAAGTTGTTTAAAGCATAGGTTGGCTGAAGAGGATCATAACTACCTAATACTAGTTCAGTATCAAATGTAGTTGTGAAGGCTTGTCCAGCACCAGCTGCAGATAAGAACTTTTGTACACCTGCGTAATATTGCTGATTATTTTCTGTAATTAAGCCCATGTATTATTAAGATTTTTCGTTTATGTCTTCTTGTTGTATTTTTTGAGCTGCTACTTGTATTATAGTAGGATCTTGTATTATAACACCTGAGTATAATAATATACCTGTAACAACATCGACTTGCTCAGATGGATGTAGTTCAAAGTTTACTGAAGAACTAGCGTCGTAGATATATTGCCCCAAGCTACCAACTGAATATCCCCAATTTATCATTGCAGGTTGTTTCAAGTAAGATACTTGAATATCAGATGTTATACTTGTTGGGTATACACTTATCTTGGTGTCTTCGTATAAAAATACAGGTTGTTTTTTAGTTGGTGCAAGTAATGGTGCTTTTTTTATTTTGTACCATTCGTTTCTTTCCACCATTTGAGCTTCAATAGTATCGTTATAAATTACAGTACCTAGCCTATAAAAGTTTGGCAATGAAGCGGTTGTGAAGTGATCTGTTGTAAATGTGGGTGTAGCTATTGTTTTAAATATATCTAGTTTTTCTTCTAGGTTTTTAACTCTGTTAGCATACTCGTTGTCATTTTCAGGTATACGTAACTGTTGATTCAGATCACTCATATATTTTTCAAATATACCTTGCTGAACTTGATTACCTACTTTATTAAACTCGTCTGGAGTTATATAACCTCTTTGCTGTTGGTTAAGTATTAATAAGACAGTTTTATAAACTAAATCTACATTTATAGCCATTATTTATTTTTTTATTATAATACCAGCCAGCCACGTTAAGTGACCAGCTAATATTAATATTACATGTTATTCCAAGTTTTTCTCTACTGACCTGTAAACTTCTACACCTTCGTCGGTTTTAAAGTAAGCTGCCATTGCAGAGTAGGGATTTTCATCAAAAGGTACAGTCATTAACTTTCTACCGTTTGATCCCCAAGTAAATGTTCTTTGATCTTGTGACAATTTAATGATACCCATTTCGGAAGCTTTTATAGCTATGTTTCTTAATTGTACATTATCGTCATTTGCTAATTCCATAAATAAATCTGGTTGTCTTTTAGCAAACAATAATAGATCTCTCTTTAGTTCTTTAGTTGTCATGGTTGAAACTTTAGACCCTAACTCAACGCGAAGTATTGCTTCAGCATCATCAACATCCATAGTTCTCGCAGCCATCATTGCATCTATTTGAACTTCTAAATCTTCTAATTCATCTTCGGCTATAGCTACTGGATTATGCTCGTAGTATTTATTACCTAATAATGGATGATATAAAGATAGTAATTTTTGTAAGTTTTGTTGTTCCTTTTTAACATATAAAACGCCGTCTTTAAACATTATATGCCCTAATGTTGCTTGACCGTTTTGTTCATCTATAAAAGGAGAGTTTTGATTGGTTGCATACCTAATCTCTCTTTGAATACCTTTTTCTTTATCAAAATATAACAAAGGATGTCTTGATGTATGTTTTGATGAAATTGTAAGAGTTAAAGGCGCTTGACCTATAACTATATACATTCTATCTTTTATTTCCCAACTTGGTTTTGCTGGTTCTTGTTTTTTTGGAGCAGTCATTACTTCTTGCTCTTGTACTATTTCTTTATTTGCTACAGGCTTTTTAGCTGTAGGCTTTTTTGCATTTGCTGCCATAATATAATATAATAAAATTTTTAATAAGAGTAATAATTACCCCTGTCAGTTCAACAAGGGTAACTACTACATTAATTTAATCGGTACTAGTCTGTGAATAACACAAAGTTGTTAGCCGCTTGAGTCACTAAACATCTTTCAGATAAGAAGTGAACCTCCATAGCATCTAAATCAGAAGTAGCAGCGCCACCTACAGATCCAGTGATCCAGTTTTTCATTCTTCTATCATCAGCTTGAGAAGCTCTATATCTTACGTGTAAGAAAGGTCTTCTGATGTTAGTTCCTAATATTTGATCGTAAACTGTAGAAGTTCCAGCAGGTACTAATACTCCTTCGATTCCAGCATCAGCAACACCTCCACGAGTAGAAGCATCGTTTAAGTATTTCCAGTCAGTCTTGTAGAAGTCATAAGAACCTCTTCTGAATCCAGAGAAACCTAAGTTCAATGCCATTTCTTCAGAATTTTCGAATACACCAAAAGAACTACCGCCGTTGTAAGCAGCTGTTCCAGCTTGTTGTCCAACTCCAGCTAACATATCATCAAAGTCTAGAGAAGTTTCTCTATTTAAGAATAACATGTTTTCTTCGATAGCTCCTTGAGTATCTAAGTTTTTAAGAATTGAATCAAACTGAGCTAAACCAGTTGCTGCAGTAAAGTCTACTAATACATTTCCACGGCTTTTAACAGCAGCAAAAAGACCTTCAGTACCTTTAGCAGTTGTAGTTGAACTTCCAGATTTTAATTCACCTTCTACCATAGACATTTCTAGGTAGTCTTCAAAACGTAATCTTGTTTCAGATTCAGCTTTTAAGTACCATAAGAAACCTCCCTGACCAGACTCAGTAGCTACTTCAACCCATCCAATCTGAGCAGTGTCAGATCCGTTGATAGCATACTTGTCTTTAATGATAATAGGAGAGTTAGAGTATTGAGTGAAAGAAGGCGTTACAGAAATTCTGTTAGCATCTCCAGTTCCTTTTCCGTACTCAGATCCGTATACAAAGATTTTAAGGTTTGGTCCACCAGTTACTAAATCTACTTCAGCAGCTCCAGCTCCAGTTCCATCTAAAGCTTCTTGCGAATAAGGAGCAACAGTTAATACACCAGCGCCTAATGCACTTCCAGGAGTAGCTCCAGAAGCAACAACGTAACAGTTTAATTCTGCTCCAGTTGCTGGATTCATTACTACGATTGTAGAACCAGGAGATACAACATTCTCAATAAGAGTTGCTCCAGATCCACCAACAGGAATAGTTAAAGTAGATACTTTAGCTCCAACAGCTCCAGCTGCAGTTGCTATTACATTCTCGTATGAAATGTGTAATCTATTTTGCTCAGACCATACTACTTGATCAGAAGTCATTGGCATTTCAGCTCCTACCATTCTTAAGAAACCACCTAAGGTTCTGTTTCCATAACGCTCTACTTCAGCTTCATAGATTTCTGGTAAGTACTGTTGTGCGAAATCATTCGTACCATCGGTAAAGTTTAAATAATTGCCTTCTAAGGCTTGCTTTTTTTGCGTTGGGATTAAGCTTCCAAACGCTGGGCTTACATTTGCCATAATTTTTTAATTTTTTTAGTTAAATTTTTTTGTTTTAATTCTAAGTTTAGAAGAATCATAACCGCTTATTGACTTAACTTTTATTCCGTTTACAAACTCACTAGAGCTAGTTTGCCTTGGCTCTGTACTTGGATTTTTAGAATTGCTAACTATTTCTTTAGTAGCATCTGTTCTTCCTTGTTCATAAAAATGATTAATAATCTTGTCAGCATTTGAAGCGATATAAATAGCTTTGTGATAACCTTTCGTGTCTTTTATATTACCGCTTTCGTCAAGAAACTTTCCTACGAAATTGTTAATGCTTGATTGGTTCTCTGCAACTTTATTAGGATCTTGTAAACCATATCTAAACTTCTTTTTACCTACATTGAAGTCAAAACCTTTGAATTCATTAGTAAAGTAATCATTTGTTTTTGATTTAAAGTCCGAATGCTGTTGCTCAGCTATCTTCTGATCTTCTTGATATCGGTTGAAAAACTCTGTTGCTTTTTGTTGTTCCTGAGTAACGCCGGGTCTCAACTTGATTTCGTCGTAATATTTACTCTTGGTTTTTTCCAAAAAGCTTTTAGCTTTTCCAACTTCTTCTTTAAACGCAATTTTCTTTTTGCGTATATCTCTTTCCTCATCTATGTCCTCATCATAATCGTAGTCTTCTAATAGTAGGCTAACGTCATCTGATTCTAGATAAGGTTTTGTTTGTTTGTAATATTCTTTTAATAGCGTTTTATCATCGACACTTGAGTAGTCTGCGTTTAATCTAACGTAGTCTTCCACTGATCCCCCTGTTTCTTCCATAAAAGTAACAAGCTTATCTATGTTTTCCGGTAGCGCTCTTTGTTCAGCTACTGGTTGAGGTTGTTGTTCAATAACTTTTTCAGGCTCTTGAACGGGTTCTTCGTCTACAATTTCTATAATACCATCTTGTGCAGTATCGTCCGGTGTATCGTTAACGACTACGACAGGTTCCTCAACTACGTCTTCTTTGACCTCTGGTATTACTACCTTAGCAACTTCTTCAGCTACTGGTTCTTTTACTTCATCTATGTTAACCTTTATAGGCTCGTTAGATTGATTGCCTAATTGCTTAGGACTTGTTTTCTTGGATTTGATTTTAAAATCCCCTTCTTGTTTTACTTCTGACATAATATAATATAATTAAATAATTGTTTATTAGCTAGGACCGAACTCTTCTATTCCGAATCCACCTAGCACATCGTTTCCTGATGATTCAAAGTTTTTAGGTAATCCCTCTGTTTGCCTTTGTTGTATTAACTCAGACTGCTGAGATCCCTGCATTTTTATTCTTTTATCTTTTCTATCTTCAATTTCTTTTTCTTTACTTCCTTCTGCATTTGCTCTTACTTGAGCTAGCTGCATATTGAAGTTGAACTCTTCAGCCATTAACTCTCTTTTTATTTGAGCTTCAGTTTGCATTCTTTGTATTTCAAACTGTGACTTCGCTTGTTCTATACTTACCTTCTCTTGAGTAAGTGCTTGTTGTTTTTGCACCTCAGCCATTGCAGCTTTTTCAGATGCTTCAGCATTTGCTTGCGCTTGTGCCTGAATGTTAGCTTGTTGTTGTTCTTGCTCTCTTTTTATTTTTTGTTTTTGTCTAAGCTTCAAGAATTGATTGGCTAACTTTATATTTTTTATTTGTCTAATATCAATTGCATCAGACAAAGCTATTGCTTGTGTTTGTAAAGCTACTTGTATGTTTTGCTCTAACAAAGCTTTTTCTTCTTCTTCTGGTTCAAGTTCTAAATAAATACCAAAGTCATGCAGCTGTAAATTCATTAACTCTTCAAGAGTTTTTGTATTGAACGTGCTTATAGCGTTTGTTAAAGCATTTTCTGTTAAAGGATTTTCAATAACGTCGGCTACTTTTAAACTTATATTTTCGCAAGTTCTAACAGTTAAGTAAAGTAAAGAATCTAATACGTGTTTAGTTGCAATATTAGAAGCGTTAGCCGCCATTTTCTGTAAACCTACCAATGAATCTTTACTTGGAGCACTACCGTCTCTAGCTTCATTTAATCCAGTAACATCTCTTATCATTTGTAAGTAATACTGGTATGTACCAATTAAACTTTGTATTTTTGCTTGACCACTTGAAGATGATAATTCTTGTACAGGTACTTTACCTCTATTCAATTCACCGTCTTGTGTAAGTGATCTACCTACAACAGAACCTGTTTGGAAGTACATGTTTAATGCTTCAGCTGGATTGTATGTTGTACCGTTACCTAAATCAACTTCAGCTAACCCATCCATATCTAAGAACACACCGTCTGGTACTATTCTAGACATTACTTGTTGTAATTTAAGATGCGTTATTTGAATCATATCAGCAAAGCTAGTGATCTTACTAACTATAGATTCTATGCGTCCTTTGTACATTCTAGGTGCCGATATACAGTAATTCATCATTACTTTTGTAGTATCAGCTGTAGGTCTTGTCATATTCTCTGCTAGCTTCCAGTCTAACATAATATTTGTACCCAATACTTTTGCACCTGAATACAACACCTCTATTGTTCTAGATATTCTTTCAAAGTTATCATTAGCTGGAGGATTAAATGTGTCAGGTTTTTCTAACGTCTTTTCTAATCCTTGATCTGTTTTCTTTATTTTAAATACTTGATCTGAATATGTTTTGTATTCAAAGTATAAAACTTGAATTGTATTAGCATCGTAGTTACCCCAGTTAGTTACATACTGAGAATTACCAGGCATATCCTGTATCTTTTCTAATTCTGATGCTGATAATGACGGGAATTGTTTTTTAAGTTCCGCTAATGATATAGATTTTACTTCACCCACATAATATATGTCTTCAAAGTTTGGATCTTCTGTATATGAGTATATCATATTAGCAGGGTCAACATAATCAGTAACTATACCTTCAGCCTTGTTAAATGATGTTTTAACAGCTCCAATACCTATAGTAGTTAAATCATGAGCTAATCGTTTTTTTGTTTGCTCATATTTATTAAAAGCTAATACATTATTTATAACTTCTTCTTCCGCAATCTCTACGTTTTGCTTAGGAGTCATTTGTAAATGTATATCTAATTCTTCTCTGTTTTCAGGTAAGCTTTCTAAATCTCCTGTTGTTGAAAAGTCCATACCTAAGTTTTGCTTTATATTTAACAAAGCTTTTTTGGTATTCATATCTTTTTCAACAGCTGCTGCATAATCCGTTCTGCTTTTTACAGAAAATGGATCTTGAGCAAACGCATTTATATCATACGATTTATTTGACATACCGTTTACAACAATATCAACAAATTTTGATATAACTGGTATTGGCTTCCAGTCTAAATTAAGATAAGATAAATCGCCATTTATAGACAACTCATCTTTGTACTTTTGTATTGATTGCTCTCCTCTTGCGTATAACCGTAATGAGTGAAAGCTATTCCAATTATTTAAGTATCTATTACCATTACCTCTTCCTTGATTGAACCACTCTTGTTCAATAGCTCTAGAGACTTGCAAGCCGTAATCGTAACTAGCTTTTACTTCGTCGCTAACAACCTGGTTAGGGAAAGAACTATCGGTATTTGTTTGTATTTTCATTTATCTTAATATTTTA